AAGGAGGTGGTGCGATATGACTAAGCAGAAGAAATATAAGGGAGTTGGAAAAATTGCTAAAACTTATTTTAATAAAAGAGAAAAGTATATTTTTTATGATACAAACAAAGAACTATATAAAATCTGTCCTATTTGTGGGAAAAGTTTTACAAAGAAAGACATTAGTGTTTATGGCAAGGCATTTGAAAAAAGAATTTATTGTAGTCAAGAATGTATGGCAAAAGATAGAATTGGTAATGATTATATTTTTAAGATAGGACACACGATTAATGTTGGTAGAGAGCCTTGGAACAAAAATTTGAAGGGATGGACTAAGTCTTATAGCGTATACACTATCAAAACTATTAAAAGAAAAAAGAAAGGAACTGGTAAGCCTAAGGGATTTCAGAAAGGCAATAAGACTAAATCACAATATAAAGAAGGGCATAAAGGTATGATTGGTGTGAATAATCCGAATTGGCAAGACGGAAAATCTTTTGAAGCGTATAGTAGAGATTTCAATTATAAACTGAAGAAACGCATTAGAGATAGAAGTGGAAATATTTGTAGTATATGTGGAAAAGATAAAGATACAAACGGTCGAGAATTAGATGTTCATCATATTGATTACAATAAAAAAAACAATAATCCAAACAATTTAATTGCGCTTTGTCATGATTGTCATTTATTGACAAACGGAAATCGTAATCATTGGAAAGATTATTTTCAAACTATGTATAATATAGCATTGAATTTAGAGGAGGTGGTGTCCCCATGATGTCCAAGCATAAAAAAAGAAAATATAAGGTATTTAGTACCGCTTGGCATACTTAGGGAAAGTGACAATGCACTTTTTCGACCTCTTCAGCGCACTAAAGAATGATTGCGAATTCTATCTATGCCACAATACAAATAAAATATGGTATCTAAATACAAGACCACTTCCAAAGAACGCACACTTCGTTCCATATTATGAAAAGGGCAAATACGATTTTGCTATACTTGACGTTGACCAACAATTAGTAAATAAAGATATTGGTAAAAGAAAGATATATGTTGACTTGAATAATCTTATACAAGATATTCCTAAGGTAGTTATAAATCATGGAACGCCAGTTTATCCTGAATATTGTAAATTAGGAGATATGTCTTATAAAGACGCCGAAAAGATAGTTATTGCTGAAATTAAAAAACTTGTAGGAGATAATCCCATGATAGTTAATTCTTATGAATCAGCTACAGAAAGAGAATGGGGCTGGGGTTATCCTATTCTGCACGGCATGAATCCTAAAGATTGGGTAGACTTACCAAAAGAACCAAGAATATTTACAGCATTATCTCCGGGAGGTTGTGACCATTATTATAACAGAGAAGCAATGAATGATGTATCTTATATTCTTAATGATAAATATGGATACAACTTATGGTGGGCTAAAGTAAACGTAGATACGGGACATAAGGTTGAAGATTATAAGAATTTCTTAGGAGCGAGTTTAATTTATTTAGATACTTCTTTTAGAACGCCAATGAATAGAGCAAGGACAGAAGCAATGATGTGCCTTAAACCCAATAGTAGGGTTATAATGGCTAATGATTTTAGTTATAAGGATATCAAAGATGTAAAAGAAAACGATAAGGTAATAGACAAGAATGGTGAAAAGAAAACGGTGTTAAAAGTTTATAGTAAGAATACTAATGAAGATTTTTATCACATTAAGGCATCTGGGCATGAACCTATTGAATGTTCTGGTAAACATAAATTTTTGGCAATTAAGACGAAGCAATGCCATACTGGTAATGGAATGATTTGTAGACCGAACTGTATACAAAGATGTTCTAAGAAATACTATAAAGATTATAAATTGCAATGGATTGAAGCACAGAATCTAAAAAGAGATGACTTCCTTGTTAGTCCTGTTTCTTTTCTTAAAAATGATAAGGATGATATTATTAAGATATCTGATTATGTTTCTGGAGATAAGATAGTTAAAAGAGATGGCTATATTAGGTGGAAGGGTTGTCATAATAATTTAGTAGAAGTTTGTAGAAAACAAGGGCGTAGTTATGGTTGGATTAAAGAGTGTTTGAGAAAAAATAGGTGGCCAGGAAAAAAGAGCATGCAGTTTTTGTCTTATTTAAAAGATGGCGGATATGCTGATATTGGATTTTTCAAAGACGAGATAAAAATAACATCAAAATTAAGTAGATTTATTGGATATTATATAGCAGAAGGATATACTCAAAGGAGTACTGTCAAATTATGTTTTCATCAGAAAGAAAGTGAATATCATAAAGATGTTGTGCGGTTAGTTAAGGATTTGTTTGGAATTGATGCCAAGATTGTTTTCAGGATTAACAATAGAGCAGAGGTTGTCTTTAACAATATGCTAATTGCTGAATTTTTGGAGAATTCATGCGGAAAAGGATGTAAGAACAAAAGAATATCGTTGGAGTTGATGAATTCTGATAGAGAGAACTTGATACATTTATTGGCTGGACTATATAGAGGAGATGGATATTTAGGCAACGATGAGACCAATTATACTACTGTTTCATCTATATTGGCATATCAGGTTTATTTTGTTCTGAAAAAGCTAATGATACATGGTTCAATAAAGAGAAGAAAACAGAGAGAAAGAATGTCTTGTGATAGTTATGTTATTAGAAGTTATGGTGGACACAGAGATAAAATCAAGGGCATTGCTGAGAGATTTGTTTTAGATGACAGCTTGGAATGTAAATACAATAGTTATTGGAAAAATGATAAACTTTGGTTCTATCCAATTAAAGAGATAACCAAAGAAAGATATAATGGCAAGATATATGATTTGGCTGTTGATGGACATAATTATTTAGTTAATGGATTAGTTACGCATAATTCTGGTTGTTGTGTTGTTCAAGTTAAAGGAGCTCACGATTTAGATAAATTTATTAAAGAGGGAGAGAATATGATACTTGTAGATAATGAACCAAGAGAGATAGCTGCGTTATTAGTTGATTTAATAGAAAATCATTATAAAGATTGTATAGAGATAGGACAGAAAGGAAAAGAAACGGCTAAGAAAATGTTTAATTATAAGCGTTATAGGGAAGATTGGATGAACTTTATTCACGATATTTTAAAGATATAAAGATAAATCATGAGAATATTATTCGGAGCAACCATTCTTCTAGCAAGTTTAGCTTTATCAAAGGCGGGATATCCAATATCTGGAATTTTAGGTGGTTTAATTGGATTTTATTTTATGTTTACCAAGTAGAATATTGAAATAAATAATCATGAAAACTAAAACAATAGGAATAATGACTTTTGCTCAAAAGAACGGGAGACCACGAGGAACTATTGGTTCTTCTGTTATAAGAGGTGAATGGTTAGCAGATAAATGGAAAGAAGCAGAGGTATTCACAGAAGGTAAGAAGTTTGATGCTATAATCTTTCAGAAAGTATATTGGATAGACTATGTACAGGATTATAAGGGAATTAAAATCTTGGATTTGTGTGACCCGGATTTCTTGTCTAGTGACCTTGAGTTTAAGAAATTAGAACAACATATAGACGCAGTTACCTGTGCTTCCAAAGAACTATATAAATTTATAAAACAAATAGCAGTTAAGCCAGTTTATTATGTTCCTGATAGAGTTAATCTAGATATAATCAATAAACAAAAAGAACATACCAATCTTGCTAAGACCGTTGGGTGGTTCGGATATCATCATAACGCTAAGGTTGTATTACCGCAGGTCTTAAGTTCTATAAGTAAATTAGGACTTAAATTAATGGTTGTTTCTAATAGCGATTATAAGCCAAAAGAAAGTGCGCATGTAGAAGTTGAAAATAGACCATTTATCTGGGATACATTTATATATGACATGTTAGATTGTGATATAGTTATGAATCCTAGACCAATTAGATTAAAGAAGTTTAAATATAAATCTAATAATAAAACTATCATTTCTTGGGCTATGGGAATACCTGTTGCAGATACATTAAGTGATTTGCAAAGATTTATGAATCCAGAAGAACGGAAGAAAGAAGCCAGCAAGAGATTGAAAGAGGTAAAAGAAAAATATTCAATGGAACAAACGATTAAACAGTTTAAAGATATAATTAAAATATGCGAAGAGAAAAGACAGTAAGGTTTATTACAACCAAAATAACAGAACAGGAATATCGGTTTATAGAATTTACTAGAAGACTTGGATATGGAGAAGTCAATCTTATTATAGCAGAAGGACAACCTCAAAAGACAACGCATTCTTTGAAATCAATACGTTTTGATATTAATGACGATAGAACTTATTCAAAAGATATTCCTTTAGAAGAAGATTAAAGTTATCCACACTTGATTTTTCTAAATGATGTAATATAATAGATTATTAAAATTAAAATAGAAAACATTTATTTAACCATAGAGATGAGCGGGTAATATTTACTTGCCTATTTGCTTTGTATAAACATGCCAAATAAATTTCAAACTATAATTCAAAAATTAATCGGTATTAAGAAACAAGTTAAACAATCTGAAGATAAAAACGTTGCTTTTACCGTTCCCGGTGCTTTCGGACAAGCTGAACCCGGTGGACTCACACAAAGAGCTCAGATAGAAGCATATTATTATTCTTGGGTGAATTTTAGCGTAAGAAAAATTGCTTCCAATATAGCTAATGTTAAATTAAGATTACTTAAAAAGACCGGAGATAAGATAGAAGAAGTTCCTGAACATGATGTTATTGATTTACTTGAAAAAGCAAATGACGTAATGACCTTTTATGATTTAGTAGAACATTATAGTATTTTAACAGAAACAGCAGGGGAATGCTTTTGGTGGTTATGGAGAAACGAAAGCGGTGATATATTAAAGATTATTCCGTGGTTATCTCCAGATAGAATGGATGTTATACCTGGCGATAGAGAAGAATTTGTTGCTGGATATACTTATAATAAACCAGGAACAAGCGAGAAAGTTCCTTTTAGTACAGATGAAATAATTCATTTTAAATATATAGACCCGTTGAATCCTTATAGAGGATTATCAACGGTTAGAGCAACAGAATTAGCTATTGCAACAGACCGAGAATCATCTAAATGGAATTGGAGGTTCTTTAAGAATTCTGCTCGTCCTGATGTTGCTATTTCTCTTGACGGAACTTTAACTCAAACACAATTTGATAGAATTCATAAACAATGGGAAGCAGCTTATAAAGGAACAGATAATTCTCATAAGCTTGCTATATTAGAAGGTGGAGCTCAAATAAGTGCTCCGCTTGGAGTAACTCAAAAAGACATGGATTTTCTTGCACAACGTAAATATAGTAGAGAAGAAATATTAATGATATTTGGTATTCCAATGGGACTTGTTGTTTCAGAAAGCTCTAATAGAGCAGTCGCCGAAACTGCTAAAGCAACATTTATAGAAGAAACAATTGAACCAAAGATAAAGAAGTTTGTATCTGCCCTTAATGAATTTCTTCTTCCGCTTTATGATGATACTGAAGATATGTATTTTGACTATAAAGACCCAACCATTAAAAACACTGAACAAGTTATTTCTTATTACGAAAAAGCAATTAAAAATGGATGGATGTCTATTAACGAAGTAAGGATAGCAGAAGGATTAAAGATAGTAAAAGGAGCAGATAGTCTTTATCTTCCTTTAAACGTACAACCAATAGCTGAAACAGAACCAGTTAAAACAATTAAACCTCGAATAGACAGAAAGAGAAGAACAAAAACTCAAGTACGTAAAGATATAATTAAAAAAGAACTTAAAAAAATAGACAAGAATAAAATTAATAAAGTTCTTAATCTTATAGAAAAGGATGTAAAAGATAAATCTATAAAGAACAAATCAAAGAAACAAGTAAAAAAAAAGAAAAAATTAGCCCTTCCGGCTTTACTGAACGACACAAAGAAGCATATTGGAAATGGGTAATAAATAAAAAAGAACAAGACGAAAAGAAAATGCTTGTTCTAATAAGAAAGTATTTTAAAAAACAAGAAAAAAGAGTTTTACCAACCGTTAAAAGTGAAGTTAATTTTAATTTCGACTTAGCAAAAGAAACGACAAAAGCCAAGATGGATTTTACTCCATTTATAAAAGACGTTGTAGCTAAGTATGGAGATGAAGCATTTGCGTTTTTAGGATTAACTGGATTTGATAATAATACCAATAACGTAAGAAGCTTTTTAAAAAAAGATGGATTAGAATTCGCTAAAGGAATAAATAAAACAACTAAGACAAGAATATCAAGTGCAATAGCTGATGGAGTAGATGCGGGAGAAAGTATTGTAGGTATAAGAAATAGAGTAAGAAATGTATATAAACAAGCTTCTACTACGAGAGCAATGACAATAGCGAAAACAGAAGTTGCAAGAGCGTCGGTATTTGCCACAGTTGAGGGATATAAACAAAGTAAGGTTGTAAAAGGAAAGGAATGGCTGACAGAATTTTCGCAAAATACCTGCGATTTGTGTTCAAGTATGCACGGAGAAGTAGTAGGAATAAACGAAAGCTTTAGTCTTGGCGGAGACCCTCCTAACGTCACGCATCCAAATTGCCAATGCCTTGTTTTGCCTGTATTAAAAGAAGGCGACATACCTACTTCTATTAAACCTACTACAAAGCCCATAGAATGGAAACCATCTATGACACAAGCTCGAGCAGATAAATGGACTAAAGATAGTAAGTTTAAAAAACCTATTTATCACGGAACTAATAGCGATGCTGCTAAAAGCATAGCAAAAGGAGGATTTAGAATTAGCGAATCTGGAGCATTTGGTAGAGGAGTTTATCTTACACCAGACCGTAAAGGAGCTACTGTATATTCTCAACTTGTAACAATGGCAACAGGAGGAAAGAAGAAGCCAGCAGTTTTAAATTTAAGAACTAATATTAAAAGAATTAAAAGATTTAAAAATCAGGGTGTTTACGACAAAGAACTTTCTAAATTTAAAAAAGTAATGAATATTAAGACAACAAACAAAGCTCTCCTTAGATTTAACAAGAAACTAGGGAAGAACTATGATGCTATTGTGGTAAAAGATAGTAATTATTATGTTATCTTTAATCCAAAAAATATAACAACTATAAAATAATGTTAAGCAAAGAAGAATTATATAAAAAGGTAATTAAAAAGTTTAAAAGAAAATTAAGTATTGATTTTTGGTTTGAAATATTATATTTACTATATAAAAAAGAAGAATTAACAGAGAAGAAATTATTCAAATTATTACTTGAGGTAAGTAAAAATCAAACCTAAAAAATCTAATAAAAATCTAATAAAATCTAATAAAAATTAAATAAAATAATATATAATTTGACTACAAGACGAGCGAATTATATATAAACACAGCCTAGAACTTGACTACACAACGAGCAAGCTTCCAACCGTGGAAATTGTTCGTTATTTATTTATAAAAAATATGAAAAAACAGTATATAAGCGCGCAAGTTAAAGAAATAAAAGAGGGCGGTATTATTGTTGGGGCAGTTGCAACAACTGATTCACCAGACAGAGATGGTGAAATCTTATCCATTGACGGATGGGAGCTCGATAATTTTATCAAGAATCCCGTTTTACTTTGGGGACATGATTCGAGAGCATTGCCAATTGGAAAGGTAACTAATATAAAGAGAGTTAAAAATTCTCTTGTATTTAATGCTCAATTTGCAGTAGAAGAAAATGATTTTGCTGCTAAAGTATCAAAACTTGTTACCGGAGGATATCTAAATACCTTCTCGGTAGGATTTTTGCCTAAACAAAGAGATGGCGATAAATTCACTAAACAAGAATTATTGGAAATCTCGGTAGTAAATGTTCCTGCTAATACAGATGCAGAAGTTTCTAGGGCGTTTAAAGATTTTCAGAAAGTAGTTAAGTCAATTGAAAAAAAGGCAAAAACAAAAGAAGTTAAAAAGGAAGTTAAGGAAGTAAAAGAAGTTAAAAAAACAGAAGAGAAACAAGAATTTAGTTGCGAGTGCATAAAATGTGGACACAAACTTAAAACAGATAAGCATTGCAAGGATGTTTCCTGTCCAGAATGTGGAGGAGAAATGAGAAGAGTTGAAAGACCGGGTCCAGGGAAAGAAGTTAAAAAGGTAGCCAAGAAAGAGATTAAGAAAGAAGTAAAAGAAATTAAAAAAGATACCGAGGTAAAGAAAGAAGTTAAGGCAGAAATTAAGAAAGAAATAGAAACAAAAAGTCCTGCTTGTCGGCAAAAAGATGAAACCGAGAAAGAGTGCGTTGCTAGAAAGATTCCTGAGATTATAAAAGAAGGAACTTTACCGAAACAAGCAATAGCAATGGCATTTAGTATGTGTAGTAAGCCTTGTAAATCTAAAGAGGTTAAAGAAGAGATAAGGGAATTGCCAAAAATAGATAATAAAGAAATTAAGAAAGAAACTAAAGCTGAGAAAGAAGGAAGAATTGTATCAGAAAAAAATAGAATATTAATTAGGAACACTGTTTCGACGCTTAAAGAAGCGTCAATCGCCTTAGAGGGGTTGCTCAAGGTAACTGAACCACCTAAGGGCGAGAAAGAGGTCGGCCAACCTTCAATAGCTAAAAAAGACAATACTGTCTTAAAGGCTTTGAAGAGAATAGATAGAGATATTGAACATCTCATCTTAACAGAGAAAGGAAAATAAAAAAATGAGTAAAAAATACATTCTTATAAACGGAAAGAAACATTACATTAAAACAGAACCAACAAAGGTTGTGAAAGAAGAAGAGGAAGAAGAAGTAACTGATGAAGAAAAGTCAGTTGAAAAAATTGCGGAAAGTATCGCTCAAAAGATTGCCAATTTAACCAAGGTAAAAGAAGCCGACATAGAAAAGAAAGAAAAAGTGATTGAAAATAAAGAGGTTAAGTTAATTGACCGTGACGAAAAAATCTTAAAGACTCGCCTTGGGAAAGATATTTCCTTAAAGCATAGCGAAATCGATGGTTTAACATCATGGTTTAAAGCATTCTTCAGAGACGATAAATCTGCTGCAATGGAATACTTCCAAAAGCACGAACCTCTTAATGAAACGACTGCCGCAGAAGGTGGATACTTAGTTCCAACACTTCTTTATAATGTAATTGTTAAGTGGCAAGAAGACGAAGCTGTTATTAAACCTCGTGCCAGAATAATTGATATGTCAGGTATGAAGACAAATCAATTGAATATCAGCGGTATTGCTTCAAAACCTAGAGTTAGCTGGACATCAGAGAAAAGTGCAAAATCTACTTCTTCAATGGAATTCAAGCAACAAGCTCTTACTCCTTACAAATTAGCTGCTATTGTAACTATCACCGATGAATTAATCGAAGATAGTCCATTCAATATAGTTCAATTAGTAAGTGCAGAATTAGCTGATGCTATTACCAAAGAAGAAGACAGAGTATTTGCAGTAGGAACAGGTGCAGCACAACCAACAGGAATTGATGCCTATGCGTGGGCATCTACTGATTGTGGAGGCGCAATGAATCTTGACCATATCCAAACCGCTTACTTTAGACTAGGACAATCCTATAGAAGTAAAGGTTATTGGCTAATGAATTCAAGAGCTATTGAGCATATTGCTAATCTGAAAGATACGACCAATAGACCACTTCTTCTTGAAGAAGGCATTGTTACGGAACCCGGTTTCCCAGCATTGAAGAGACGACCAGTTCTTGAACAAAACGACATTGGTTCAGATAAGATTTTCTTCATTGACCTATCCAAATATTGGATTGGTATCAAACATCCTATGAAAATTGAAATGGCCAAAGAAGCTACTGTTGCAGGTGAAAACCTATGGGAAAGAAATTTGAAGGCAATTAGGATTGAAGAAAGAGTTGATGCCGAAAACGTCGACATCAGAGCAGGTTACGAATTGACAAACACAGGAATTAGTTAAAGTTTTTGAGCTCGTCCTGGGGGTCTTGCGACCAGAGGGCGGGCAACAAAGATTTGAACTAAATTGTAAACATAAAAATTATGTTATTCAAAGTTAAGTTAATTACGTCTTATAAAAATGTTTCTGCTGGAACCATTTATGAGACAGACAAAGAGAAAGCAGAACAATTAGTTGCACTTAAAAGAGCAGAATGGGCAGAAGACCCTAGAAAAACTATTAAGAAAGAAGAAATTAGATTAGCTAAGATAGAAAAAGAAGCTAAAAGAAAGGCAACTAAAGAAATGAATCCAAAGAGAAGACAAGGTTATTCTACAAAATAATAAAAAAAGATATATATCGACGACTGCGTTATCCATACAAGAAGTAATTCGGGAACAAAGCGTCGATATGTATTTATAAGGCTATATTATACCATTTTGGACTGTAATGCTCTGAAACTGGTACGTGATAGGGTAGTTTCTTCCGTAGAATCGAAATTAAACGCCATAGGCGAATTTGTAAAAACATTATATTTATATAAATGATTAAACTTTCAGTCGTAATTCCAAGTTATAAAGATAAATTTTTATGGAAAACTATAGATAGTCTTTTAAGTAATTCACAATTAGGCGAACAACTGGAAGTTATAGCTGTTTGGGATGGATATTATGCAGATTCTTCAGATATTATACAAGATTCGCGAGTTAAGTATGTTCATCTAGGAAAAAATCGGGGCATGAGAGGTGCGATTAATGCTGGTGTAGCAATAGCAAGGGGTGAATACATTGGGCGTTGTGATGAGCATATTATGTTTTCTCCAGGATATGATAAAATTTTAACTGATTCGTGTAGTCATAAGGATATAATGACAGCACGAAGGTATTTTCTTAATCCCGAAAAATGGGAGATTATGAAAGAATTACCACCGATTGATTGTGAAAAACTAGTAATTCAAGATTGTGGTAGTGGTATTCGCAAATTTGCTGGACAACGGTGGAATAGCCGAGCTAAAGAATTAAAAGATGAATCAATCATAGAAGCTCAAGCCATGCAAGGGAGTTTTTGGATTACTTCTAGAGAAAATTGGGACAAATCTATAGTTGAATTAGAAACAGAAGGATATGGTCCTCATTATGGCGATAGCCATGAGGCCGTATTTAAAACTTGGAAAAATGGTGGAAAATTATATTACAATAAAAAAGTATGGTACGCGCATAAGCACAGAAGCTTCTCTAGAACCCACAATATGGGGACTAAAGAAAATCCCGCTAATGCAAAAAGTGGCTGGATGTATTCTTTAAGTATTTGGGAAAAATATTGGGAAGAAGAAATAAAACCTAAGTGGGTAAATTTATGAAGATTCAACTTGAAGCCACAACGGCTTGTAATGCTAGATGTACCTTTTGTCCAAGGTATGATATGACCAGACCAAGAGGCGAAATGAGCGATGAGTTATTTCATAAAATAATAAAAGAAGGTAAAGAGATTAAATATTCATTCTTTGTACCATTTTTAAATGGAGAGCCATTCGTATTTCCGAGGATTTGGAAATGGCTTGATTATATGCAAGAAGAGAATGTAAAAGTTCATTTATATACAAATGCGGAATTAATGGACGTTGATAGAATTCTTAAATATAAGAATATTAGACTTATCTGTTGTAGCGTAAATGCAGCTACTAAAGAAACGCATAGAAAGATAACGAGAGGTCCAGATTTTAATAAAGTAACTAAAAACGTAAGAGAGTTAATTGAAAAAGCGAATCTTCCAGCAGGTGTATGGGCTTCAATGGTTGAAGTTGAAGCGAATATACATGAGAAAGAAATGTTTAAAAAACAATGGGGTAAAAATGCCATATTCGGTGAATTTAAAAACTGGGGAGGAGCAAGACATGATAAGTTAGAAAGAACAGGGAAAAGAACAGTATGTTATTCATCAACTCAAACCATGAATATATTGTGGGACGGCAGAGTTGTTGTATGTTGTTTAGATTATGACGGTAAATTAATTTTAGGAGATGTAAATAAAAACACATTAACAGAGATTTGGCATAATTCTAAATGGCTAAGAGATAAACATAGAAATCTCGACTACAGCATGGAACCTTGTCGGCGCTGTAATCAGAACATAGAATGAAGAATTTATTAATATATATAAGTCCAGATAAGAGTTTTAATAGTGACCATAAACGATTAGTTAAAATACAAATTGATAATAGTTTGTCTTTAGGCTGGAAATCTAGCGACATAATACTAGTAACTAATTTTGAATATGAATATAGAAAAATTAAAGCTATCTTAATTGAAGACGATGTTTATTGCGACTTCTTCTATCCAACAACAAAATTATATACCATTGTTAGGCTTTTTAAGAAAGGATTAATTGAAGAAGAATTATATTGGTATCACGATTTCGACTGTTATGAGTTAAATAAGATAATTGAATCAGAAGTAAAACAAGAAATGGGTTCATGTAATGTTGGAGTTAGTAATTATTGTCAAAGACCAAGATTATGTTCAGCCAGCATATTCTTTAATAATAAAGCAGAAGATGTCTTTAAACAGATGAAGAAAGAGATTGATAAAGATAAGATAAATGAAGAAAGAGCGCTTATGAGAATATATTATGGAGAAGATAGTCCATTAAGAGAGCAAATTAAAATGGTAAATACGACATACGCCTTTCATAAGTTTAATATTATACCCACATATAAGACTACTAAGAAACCGATACGAGTAGCCCATTTCCATTTAACTCCTGACAAGTACGAATTTTATATAGAAGGCAAGAACAAATTAAATATGTCATTAGTACCGAAAAGATTAATTAAAATTTTTAATAAACATGGATTTAAGCGATAGAACTATAATTTATTATACTGGTTGTACTGAAGACCCGGTATTTGAACAAAGAATAATTGACGACCTTAAAAAGAAGGCAGGCGATATACCAATTATAAGCGTATCGAGGAAACCTCTTGACTTAGGAACAAACATTTGCGTTGGAGAGAAACCAGTTAGTTATACTAGTGAATGGAAGCAATTATTAATTGGATTAAAAGCAGCTAAGACAAAATATTGTATAGCAGCAGAATCCGATTGTTTATATCCACCTGAATATTTTACCTTCACGCCTAAAGAAGAGAATATGATGTATAACTATAAGAATATTTGGATGGTTTGGAAAAGACACAATGGCTTTTATAGGAAACACGGTTATTGTGAAGGTGCTCAAATATGTGATAGAGAGTATTGGATTAAACGGCTTGAACCGCTTTTACCCGAAGAATGGGTTATCTTTCCTAGAACAATAGAAAATTTATTGGTTTCAAAGATATTTTCAAAGAGAAAAGAGTGGACAGGAGACCCAGTTCTTTCATTTAAGACCGGTAATGGCGTTAGTAATAAAACTACATTTGATGACAATAGTAAAACTAAAGAGTTAGCTCCTTGGGGTAATATTAGAGAAATTAAAAAAATATTTATAAATTAAAAATATATGGCAGATTTTAAACTTAATGTAAGGTCACTAAAAGCAAGCGAAGGTTCTCATATTCCAGTATTAATAAAGATACTTAGTATATCAGAAGGTCCAGTTTTAGAATTAGGCACAGGCATGAACTCAACAGCAGTTATTCATTGGTTATGTAATGAAAGCAAAAGACGCATTGAATCTTATGAGTCAAGCGAAATGTTTTATTTAGCAGCGAGAAATTATCGTTGCGATTATCACGGAGTTCATAATGTAGAAACATTAGGTGGTTGGGATAAAATAGATATTGAATCTCAACATTGGGGAATGGTATTTATTGACCACGCTCCAGGTAAAAGAAGAAATGTAGAAATGGCAAGGGTTGCTAATAATGCAGATTATGTAGTAGTTCACGATACAGAACCAAATAGCGATTGGCATTATCATTATTCAAATAATTTTGATAAATATAAATATCGTTATAATTACACTAAGGCTTATCCACACACCTCTATATTTAGCAATTTTTTTCCATTAGATAAAATATTATAAAATAAAGACTTATCAAAGCTATGAATATTGAAGATATAAAATCAAGAGATGATTTGCCTAAGTTTTTTACCGAAATGGGATATAAGGTTGGAGCAGAAATCGGCGTATATAAAGGAGAATATACAGAAAAATTATGTAAGGCAGGATTAAAAATATATGGCATTGACCCATATATAGTTTATGAGAATTATCGAAAACATCCAAAAGAGATGGATTATGAAGTAATGTATGAAATGTCTAAGAAGATATTAGAATCTTATGGTGGTAAATTAATTAAAAAAACTTCAATGGATGCTCTTAGAGATATATCAGATGGTAGCCTAGACTTCATATATATTGATGGAAATCACTCGTTGCCATATATTGTTTCAGATATTTATGAGTGGAATAAAAAAGTTAAAGTAGGTGGATGTATTTCGGGACACGATTATTTCTTAAATAATCATAATCCGTATTGGATTAGAATATGTCATGTAAAATACGCAGTAGATATTTTTGAAAAGATTTTTAAAGTTAAAAAATATGTAATTGGCAAGGGTAAAGATAAATATTTGTCTTGGCTTTGGATTAAAAAATGAATAAAACCGTTGGTGGAATTTATTATTCGGATAATCGTCTAAATAAAAGAATTTTAAATGCTTGTCAAGAGCAATTAAGAAAGGTTTTTGATGAGAACAAGATAGTTTCTATTACTCTTAGACCAATGAGTTTTGGTAAAAATATTGTTTTAGAAAATAGAGAAAGAAGCTATCCTACAATGGCATTACAGATATTGATGGCACTTGAAGCTAGTAAGACTGATTATGTTTTCTTTCTGGAACATGACATTTTGTATGGACCATCTCATTTTGACTTTATTCCACCAAGAGATGATATATATTATTATAATGTAAATAACTGGCGTTGGTGGTTTGGACACGATACAGCTATTACTTATGACGGATTAACTTCATTATCAGGATTGTGTTGCAATCGTGAATTAGCAATTAAACATTATAAATATAGATTAAAAAGAATAGAAGAATGGGGATTAGATAAGATTCGTAGTAGAGAACCGAGATGGGCAAGGAAGTTTGGATACGAACCTGGCTCAAAAAAAAGAAGACGAGGTGGAATTACAGATGAAGACCACATCAAGAGAAGGTCAGAGTTTCCTAATATAGACATTCGTCATCCTGGTACATTTTCCGCACCAAAGATTACTCTAGAGTCATTTAAGCACAAACCGGAGAACTGGGATGAAAAACCAATAGAAGAAATACCCTATTGGGACTTGAGGGGTTTGTTCAATCTACCAAAAGAAAAATAAATATATGAAGAAAATAAAACTAAACAAAGGTACGTTTGCCACAGTAGATAATGATGATTTCGAGTATTTGAATCAATGGAAATGGTATATTAATAATAATGGATATGCTATTAGAACTAAATATACAAAACTGGGTTTTAAAAAATATAAAATGAAAAAAGTTTATATGCATAGAGTTGTTAATAACACTCCAGATAATCTACAAACTGACCATATTAATCATAATCAACTAGATAACAGAAGAATTAATTTAAGAAGTGTAACTAATCAGCAAAATGCTTTTAACGCCAGTTTAAATAAAGCCAATACTTCTGGAACAAAAGGAGTCAGTTGGTCTAAGGAAAGAAAAAAATGGTGTGCGTATATTCATATTAATGGCGGAGCAATCCCTCTCGGTAGATTTTTTGACATTAAAGACGCTATATTGGCTAGGAAACAAGCTGAATTAAAATATCATGTAATATGAAGAATAATTATGAACTTTCAATTCTAATTCCTGCAAGGTCAGAAATGTTTTTGGCTCGAACTATTCAGGATATTCTTGAAAACAAGGAAGCCAAAACTGAAATTCTTGTTGGTTTAGATGGTGATTGGGCTAATCCTCCTATTCCCCAGCATCCAGATGTAAATATTTATTATTCCCCAGTTTCTATAGGTCAACGTGGAATGACAAATCAGTTATGTAAACTATCTCGGGCTCACTATGTGATGAAAATTGACGCACATTGTAGTTTCGACAAAGGGTTCGATAGAAAAATGATAGAAGGATTTAAAAAAACAGGCGACGATGTAACGGCTGTTCCAATTATGAGAAATTTACACGCCTTTGATTGGAAATGTCACAGATGCGGATGGACAAAATATCAAGGTCCTACACCAAAAATATGCCCCGATTGTGGTACTTCAGATAAAATTAGACACAGAATGCGCTGGATTGGAAAACATAATCCTCAGAGTACCTCTTTTTCTTTTGATACTAGACCGCATTTTCAATATTTTGAAGATTATAAACACAGAGAACCATATATAACAGATAAGAAAACCGGATTCACTGAAACAATGTCGCTACAAGGGAGTTGCTGGATGTTAACTCGTAAGAATTACTGGGATTGGGAGGTATGTGATGAAAGGGCTGGAAGCTGGGGTAATCAGGGTATAGAAGTTTCATTGAGTAGCTGGCTCACAGGACATAAAGTTATTGTGAACATGAATACATGGTTTGCTCATTTATTTAGAACTCAAGGAGGCGATTTCAGTTTTCCATACCATCAATCAGGCAGAGATGTTCAAAGAACGAAAAGATATATCAGAGATAAATTTTGGAA